TTACTGAAGCTCATGTCCGACGAGTCGTTTCATGGTGGCCCAATCTTTGACGCTCAGGTGGTCTATGTAGGCTCGCACGATGCCAGGTGTCGCCCATAGTTCTCGGGCTACGCCGTCGATGGTGCGGTGTGAACGTGCTGCGTTCAAGAACTCCCGTGGGGAGATGAGCCTTTGGGCGGCCCACTCGTCTGCGAGTTCACATTTGACCGGGCAAACGGTCTTGTAGAAGTTGTGACCTGCGTTGTGCATCCGGCTTGGTGGCTGTCCGGATTGCTTCGAGGTGCTGTTTGTGTCGGTGCTGGTTGCGGGCTTGGTGTCCAACGCGGCTGTTCCCCTTGATGTCTAACATTGGTCACCTTTGGTGGTGCCGAGGATGACTTTACAGCCTTTCCCTACCTTTCCCTTTTTGTCAGTGGTCAGTGCTAGGGGCTTCGCGCTCGTCTTTCAGCTTGGAAACTTCGACAGTCAAGTGACGAACGCGATACTGGAGTTCCATTAAAAGCTCTTCGGTGGTCAATTGTGACGCCTTTGTGACGGGTTTGCCGGTCTCGGCATCCAGCTCATCCCAAGATTCCTGCTGTGCACCAAGCTTCATGTCATCGGTGGTGACAAGCGACAGGTCTATGTCCTCGCGGCGATCCCAGATCTGTCGGATGGACATTGCACGCCAACCCAGAACCTTCTCAACTGCATGGAGTTTCGTGTCATGCAACAGCCGATCCCCGGTTTCGAGGGTCCGGAGGGTCTTGACGTCAATGCCGGCTTCCTTAGCAAAAACAACCTGCGTCTTCCCCTCCTGGACGCGTGCGGATGCAACTAAGCGGCCGATCATCTTCAAAGCTTCTATGTCGTTCACATCCTCATCGTGTAGGAGAAGTTAGGGAATATCAACTGGGCAAACCGCCCAAGGTCACCCTTTAATTCGGGAAACATGTCCGGTAATTACGCCTTTGTAATTCAGGTATTCGGGCATGTACCCGCGGGTATCGGGCATCTTTCCCTAAGGTTGGGTAGACCTTTCCCTAACTTTCCGCTAGATTGGGTATGTGCCAACACCGACAAACCCGGCCCGCAGGGGGCCGCAGAAAACCTACCCTGAAGACCACGACTGGGAGCGCGTAGGCGCGACAGTCCGTGAGATCCGGATGGAGTTAAACCTGACCCAAGAGGAACTGGCAACCGCAATCGGTTACCGCGGCGCTCCCTCCATCAGTCAGATCGAATCCGGTCTCAGGCCCCTGACGAACTCAAAGCTGGTTGCTTTGGCCAAGTTCCTAGGGGTCCACCCGTCAGATATCCGCGGTACGAAACTCTCTGTGGTTAGGAGCTCGTCATGACACAGGCCATGGTCCTTGAAGACCGTACGTGGACCGATGACGCGATGGACGTCCTTGCACAGGTAGCCAAGAGGGGTGAGCCCTTCACGGCGTACGCACTCACCCAGGCTGGGCTCCGAAACCCTCCGCATCCCAGCATGTGGGGCACGTTGTTCCGGCATGCTGCAGAGCGCGGAGCCATCCGACCGGCGAAGGTCCCGTTTGTCCGGTCACCGCGCCCGGGCCGCAACGGCGGGGTCTGCGCCCAATGGAGGGCCGCACGATGACCCGCACTGGAGACGCCACCGTGAAGCAGGTAGCCGAACACCTCGGCCACCACCCCGTAACCATCCGCACCATGGCCCGCTCCGGCGAGTTCCCCGGAGCCTACAAGGGCGGCTCAGGGAAAAAGAACTCACCACTCCGCATCCCCTGGGCCGACGTGGACCGCTGGCGGGAACGCCAGCCCCGCGCAAGCCAATGAGTGCCGACATCCACCAGACCGTGCTGGCCGCACTCACTGAGGTGGCAGAGACGGAAGACTTCCTCACCGTTGTAGCGGCAGCAGTAACTGAAGCACTCACCACCGCGGGGTACTTCAAGGCGGCTGGCACGGAATATGCGATCCGCAGGGGGACTGTCATCGAGGAAATCGGGTTCAACACCGAGGGCCAGGCGATGAAGTGGGCAGAGACTCACCTCCCGAAGAACACCTTGTTTGAGATTCCGAAACGGCCCGTAGGGGTCTGGCAATAGAAGAAGGGCCCGGCAGCCACCGGACCCTTCAAGTCACCAACACCGACAAAGGAAGAATGATGACCAACTCTCAGATTACGCCACTGATGTTCGATCGGTCCATGGCCACTCAGGTTGTCCGCTATGTGACGGGAACCTTCGCCGCTGAAGGGCCCAAGGACTACACAGAGGACGAACTCCAGACCCTCGCCCGGAAACTCTCGTTCATGACCGACTCCGATGTGCAGTGGACGGCGCTGGACCACCTCGTGACCACGATCCGTGAACTGGACGAACTGGACCGGGGAAACCATGACATGCACGAGTGCTGGAGGGACGGCACCGTGGACAACACTCTCTGGGTGCTGGACAACATTGAGGGGCGCATCAGCGAGTCCGTGGACTACGTGCTCATGACGGCCCGGTTCCAAGCCCGCTACGCCGATCTCCACCTGGCGGCGGCGTAATGAACGGCCTGATCTTCCTCAACGCCATCCTGGCCCTCGGATTCCTCCTAGCGATCCCGTGGGCCATCCGTGCCGACCACGCGGACGTACACCTTATGCACCGCGCCGGCTCCGGATGCAGGGACTGCGAGGACCTGTCATGAGCCTCACCCCGTATGACCTCGAATGCACCTGCCTGGACGACGAACTGTTCATGTGCCGGGAATGCGGAGAGATAGGCGAAGAGATCGGTGGTTGCCCTGCCTGTTACGGAACCATCGAGCTCGTCCCTGATGACACCCGCATGGAGGACTACCCAGCCACGGACTGCCCGCAACATGGAGGTTCCGACGATGAGTGACAACAGGTTCTGCTACTGCGGTGACCGTTACCGCTGCGATGACTGCCACAAGGACGTCTGCTTCTGCATATGCGAGACGGACGGCGCACCCCAGGCCCGGGAGGAAGTTACCTCCGGCTGGGTGAACCCATCAACCGCCCGTATCGAAGCCTGGGCCAACAAGAGGGAGCTGACACGATGACCACCCAATTCCGCGAACCTACCGGCAAACCCTCCTGGCCCATCCTCCTTATTGCGGGCGGGGAGAAGGCCGGCAAGTCCTACGCCTCCGCCAAGGCTTCTGCTTCTGAGCTCATCGGCCAGACCTACTGGGTTGGTGTTGGTGAGGATGACCCTGATGAGTACGGAGCCATTGAGGGTGCCCGGTTCCTCATCGCGAAGCATGACGGCACGCACAAGTCGATCCTCGCCGCACTCCGGGACGCTTCAAACCAGCCCCGCGTGGACGGCAAGCCAAACCTGCTGGTCCTCGACTCCGGAACGCGAGTCTGGGAGATGCTCTCCGACGAAGCCCAAGAGCGAGCCAACATGCGGGCCAAGAAGACCGCCGAGAAGTGGAAGAAGCCCTACGACCCGGACGCGGAAGCCACCATCGGCCCGGACCTCTGGAACAAGGCCACCGCCCGCTGGCAGGACGTCATGGACGTCATGCGCGAGCATGACGGGCCCTCCATCATCACTGCCCGCCTAGACATTGTGGCGGTCATGGACGATAAGGGCCAGCCCACGAAGGACAAGACGCAGAAGATCAAGGGTCAGAAGTCCCTGCCGTTCGACGTGGGAGCCATCGTTGAGATGCCGGAGCGCGGCAGTTCGTACCTGACTGGGGTCCGGTCCCTCAAGCTGGACCTGCCCGTAGGAAACAAAGTCCCCGTCAGGGACTTCTCGGTGGATTGGCTGTGGCGGAAGCTGGGCCTTGACGCCGAGGGGGCCACAGCCCCACGCCAGTACTCCAGCGCTGATGGTCAGGCATCGGCCGCCGTGCCGGAAGAGGAAGCCCCGCAGCAGCAGCGCATGCAGCAGGCGCCGCCGGCAAACCCCAACGAGGACGCTGGAGCCCAAGCGCTCCATGCCCGTCAGGCAGCAGCCCGCGCCGCAACCCCCGTATGGGGTGATGAGCAGGCCGAGCAGCTTGAAGTGCGCCTCTATGAGGCCAAGGGCAATGTGGACCTCCTGCGGTCCATCTGGAAGTCCGCGCAGGGCATGGGAGCACCTCAGGCGGTCCTGGACCGCATCGCAAACATCAACAAACCACAGGCCGCACCGGCCGACACGACACAGAAGGAGATGGCAGCAGCATGAGCGCACCAGCCGAAGAACGGGCAGAAGAGATCACCGTCGTGGACATCCGCGAAGAGAACCTGCGGTTTGTGTTCAAGAAGACCATTGTTGATGCCCTCACGGCGGAGATCAAGAAGGACCGTGAGGAACACATCAAGCCCCTACTGGAGGAATGGCGCCGGTCCGGTAATAAGTCCTTCTCCGTGGCCCTCCCGGACGGAACGAAGATCGGGCAGGTGTCCCTCACGGAGGGCAAGGACGCGACTGTGATCGCTGACGACACGGCGTTCTTCATGTGGATGAAGAAGAACCACCCGGAAGAGATCGAGACCGTGGTTGTTCCGGAGAAGGTTGTCCCGGCGACGTCGTATGAACAGGTCAAGCCGGCCGCACTCAACCGCCTGCTGGAGGAAGAGTTCATCCAGGCCGGTGACCAGATCATCACGAAGGACGGCGAGCCCGTCCCCGGTGTTGAGCACCTGAAAGCTCCGGAGCCCTCACAGTTCAGCGTCACCTACGCCGGGACCAAGGCCGCGGACAAGGACAAGACCAAGCAGAAGCTGTTCGCCGCGTACCGTAACGGCGACCTGGCCCACCTGAACCTTGGATCCGCGCTCCCCCAGATCGAAGGCTGAGCATGAGCGTTGACGTCCTGAACCCGGTCACCATAGAGCAGCGTATCCGGGACATCAGCAACCGGATCGCCAAATCGGCCGGCGTCTGCAATGAACGCTACATAGCGTTCCTCACGGCGGATCGGGAGTATGACCAGGCGTTCGCCTCGGCGTACATGGTCCACGAAGGTGCAGCGCACGAGAAGAAGTACGCGGCTGAGCTGGCCACCCTCGCTGAGCGGGAGGCCCGGGACGTCACGGACGCTGCCTACAAGTACGCGGACCGGCTGGCTAAGGCGCTGGAGTCGGAGCTGCGGGCGTACCAGTCCATCGGCGCCAGCGTCCGGGCCATGTTCGGAGTAGCCGGAAGGGGCGAAGGTTCATGAGTAAGAACACTGGTTTCACGAAGGCGCAGAAGATCGCCATCACGGCCCGGGATCTGGATTGTGTCATCCACGGCGCTGGCGGGGACTGCGTTGGGGATCTCGTCCACCATCACCGGAAGGGCCGCGGACATGGCGGGGTGAAGTCCCGCAACCGGGTGGCTAACGGTTTGCTGGTTTGCTCCCGCTGGAATGACCTTGTGGAGTCCATGCCGGACCTCGCGGAACAGGCGCGCATGAACGGGTGGAAGGTCCGGTCTGATCTAGAGATAGACACCCGACCCGTGTACATCCCCCGCATTGGCCGGTTTGTCTATCTGGACGACGAGGGCCACTACACAGATTTGCAACACAACATCATCACTAGTCAGGAAGCAGCGTAAACATGGCAGGCGAGACAACTATTACGGTCATCGGGAATCTGACGAATGATCCTGAGCTCAGGTTCACCCCGAGTGGTTCAGCGGTGGCGAACTTCACAATCGCCAGCACTCCCAGGACGTTCGACCGGCAGTCGAATGAGTGGAAGGACGGGGAGACTTTGTTCCTCCGGGCCTCGGTGTGGAAGGAAGCCGCAGAGAACGTGGCCGAGTCCCTCACCAAGGGTATGCGAGTCATCGTATCCGGCCGCCTCAAGTCCCGCTCCTATGAGACGAAGGAAGGCGAGAAGCGGACCGTGATTGAGTTGGAGGTTGACGAAATCGGCCCCAGCCTCCGGTACGCGAATGCCAAGGTGAACCGCACTCAGCGGAGCGGCAACGGCGGCGGGAACTCGGGCGGATTCAACGGTAACACCGGTGGCGGAGGGTTCGGCGGTGGCGGGCAGCAGGACGCCGGCAACTGGGGCAACGGGCCCGACTCGGAACCTCCCTTCTAAACCAAACCACCCTGTTCGAGGGGCTGGGATCTTCGGATCCTGGCCCTCCTTTTGTGTGAGTACTCTCACATCCGAACCAAGTAATCGAAATGGGGAAGCAAGTACAAAAGAACCCGAAATAGGTGGTAAAAAGGGGAAAAATAGGTACTTCTGAGGTAGACTTTACCTATCCAGATAAACCAAAAGCCCCGCCGATGCTGCGAACATCTGACGGGGCTAAACACCACTGATTGGAAGTGGCTCTAAATGCAGAGTAGCAACAGCATGCCCGACAATGCAATGCGACCCCTTGAGATCGTGTCGCAAGTAGCCAGGACGCACACCGAAACCAAAGCCCTTCTGATAAAGGCGTCGAAGGAAGCCAAGGATCAAGGTCACACCTATGAGCAGATCGGGCAAGCATCCGGCGTAAGCACTATGCAGGCATGGCGCCGAGTCAACGGCAAGGTCCAGGCATGAGAACTGTCATTAGCCTCTGTGACCTCACAGGGAACATGGTCAAACCGTGGGTAGAGGCGGGATACAAAGCCGTATTGGTAGACCCCCAGCACGTAACTACTCGAATCGAGGGGCCCGTTACGAAGTTCGCCGGCACCGTCGAGGATGTCATGGAGTTTGCCGGCCACCTGATCCGATCTGGCGATGTCGCCATGGTTTTCGGATTCCCGCCGTGCACGGACATGGCAGTCAGCGGGGCCCGCTGGTTCAAAGACAAGCATGCCAAGGACGCGCTCTTCCAGGCGAAGGCCGTCATGGTTGCGGAGCAGTGCCGTACCATCGGCCGGCTGAGTGGGGCGCCGTACATGGTGGAGAATCCTGTCTCCGTGTTGGCCTCAGCGTTCGGGAAGCCGCAGCACACCTTCCACCCGGCAGACTTCACCACCTTTGAACCCGGGGATAACTACACGAAGAAGACATGCTTGTGGACCGGGGGGGCTTTCAAATGCCGGAACCCGCTAAGGACGAAACACTGGGCGCACCGGACAACCGCATCCATTTTGCGAGCCCCGGCCCGGAGCGTGCCAACTTCCGGAGCGCTACCCCGATGGGCTTTGCCCGTGCCGTATTCGAGGCCAACCATGTTGCCGCGCTGGAGGTGGCAGCATGAGCGTTGATAACTCACCGCGCCGCGCTGGTGGCGGCACGGTGGTGCCAGAGAAATGCAAACAATTGGTGAGCCTACTGGTGGACGGTGGCTGGTCTTTCGTCTTGAACCACGGCATAGATACTGGCAGCAGCCCATTTGTGACAGTCGAGGCTAGGAGAAGAGACGACCACGTGATGGTCACGTGGCACACACGCGCAACTGGGACTTACCGGCTGTTTAGCTGCATGTTCAACCGGCGTGATGTGTCGCTGACCAGGCTTCAGGAGGTGGCACCATGACAGTCCTTGATGACTCGATAGCAATTCTTCACGGGACTAATGACAACTCTCTTCGGTGGCTGTGGTTGTCGAAGAAGCACGGCACGGTGGTGATTGCCCGCGTGAGTGACAGCGGGTTCTACATGCGGGAGCCGGAGGCGCCTGGTGTGGCCGAGATCGCCGCGAACCTCCCCCGCCTGTGGTCCTGTCACACGGCCGGCGTGAACCTCGCTGGGCATGCAACGCACATGCTGGAAGCACCGCAACTGCAGAACATTGTTCGCATCCCCGGGGAAAGCGTGGTGACGGCGTGAGTCTCATCTTCACCCATGCAGCGGAGCGCTGGAAAGAAATGAAGGACGCCTATGACGCTCATGTTCAGGCGGCCTACGACAAAGCATTGGAAGCGACAGGCGGAGTGTTGGTAAACAAGCTGGGCCGGGCCCTGCACATTGATGGGCTGGACCTTTTCACAGGGCCAGTGTCACGTGCCCACCGCTACGCCTCCTGGGAGCTGCTGGAGCACTGGCAGACCACACCACGGCTAAGCCTCAAGGACTTTGAGTCTCAGTGGGTTTCCGGGGAGGTGGAGTACATTGGCGCGTGATCGTGCATCCATCAACACTGCCATCCACACGGACGATGACTGGCGGGAGCTGAACGTCATTGAGCAGCACCTGTACTGGCTGCTGATGACCCACCCGAAGCTCAGCTATGTGGGCGTTGCGGACTGGCGGCCGGCGCGGCTGGCTGCCATGACCAAGGGCATGACGGCGGACACTATTCGCGCCGCTGCGGAGGGTCTCCAGGCGGCCCGTTTTGTGCTCATTGATGACGAGACTGAGGAAATCCTCATTCGGTCTTTCTTGAGGCATGACGGGCTCTTGAAGCAGCCGAAGCTATCCATCTCCATGGTGAACTCCTACGCGGATGTGGCTTCGAAGCGCATCCGCCAAGTCCTCACCTTTGAGTTGCAGCGACTCCATGGTGAGTTCCCCGAGTGGGCGGCCTTTAGGCAAGACAAGGTGATGTCTCTGGTCAAGGGTAAGGGTGCGGATATCTCAACATTTACCCAAGGGCTTACCCTTCCGTTTACCCCTGAAGAAACGCTGCCTTTTACCCTAAACCCTGACCGCCCGGAAGGGTTGCACACAGCTACAGCTACTACTACAGCTACCTCACCTAGCGGTGAGGGGGTGCAGGGGGAACGTAAGAAGCCGGAGCGTCCACTCCCTGCCAACTGGGTTCCGAACGGCGCGCACATCGAATATGCAAAGAGCCGTCTTTTGAATCTGGACAGCGAAGCCGAGAGGTTTAGGCTTCACGCTCAGGCTAATGACCGTCGTCTCCGGGATTGGGATTCCGGGTTCCGGATGTGGCTGACCAAAGCCACGCCGACACTGCCTAAGTCAGCAAGCCCCTGGTCCCCTGAATTCCACAAGATCGGGGCCCGGTCATGAGCGAATCACTTACCCCGCCGCAGGACATCGCGGCTGAGCAGTCAACGCTGGGATCGATGCTCCTGAGCTCCGAGGCAATGCAGGACGTTGTGGAGATCGTGACGGGCCCGGACTTCTACCGGCCGGCGCATGAAACGATCTTCCGGACAATGCTGGAGCTTCAGGGCCGGGGCGAGCCGGTGGACGTGATCACCGTGGGCGCCTCGCTGGTGGTCTCCGGGGAGGTTGACCGGGTGGGTGGAGTCCAGTACCTCCACGAGATCAGCCAGGCCTGCCCCACCCCGTCCGTGGGGTCGCATTACGCGCAGATCGTTGCCCGACACGCTACCCGCCGCCGGCTGGCCGCCGCCGCGCACAGAATCCGTGACATCGCCCACCAGCCTGGGGACGAGGCGGAGCTGGTGGAGCTGGCCCGCAAGGAAGTCGATGGGACATCAAAGGCGACCACGACAACAGTCCAGTCCTTCGGGGAAACCATCGATGTGATGTTGTCCCAGTTGGATGATGAACCGGATCAGGTGCCCACCCCATGGATGGCTGTGAATGACATCATCGGCGGCCTCCGTCCGGGTGGCTTGTATGTGGTGGGTGCCCGCCCGGCCGTGGGTAAGTCTGTGATCGCCCTGCAGTTGGCCAAAGCTTTGACGGCCAAGGGTGCTGTGGCGTTCTCGTCCCTTGAAATGTCTGAGGCGGATGTGCAGATCCGGGCTGTGGCCGCGGATCTGCGGATCGATCTGGCAAGGCTCATGAAGCGGGATCTGCTGGCGTCAGACTGGGCTGCGATCCGGGCACGCCGGGCCGCATGGCAGGACGTGCCACTGTTCATCGATGACAACTCCGGCGTGACATTGACGGACATCAAGCGTTTCGCCCGTTCGGTGAACCGCCGGCAGCCCCTCGCTGGGCTGGTGGTGGACTACCTGCAGCTCATGGCGCAGCCCGCCGGGGACAAGCGGCCCCGGCACGAGTTCGTGGCGGACATGTCCCGGCAATTGAAGATCCTGGCCATGGAGATGAAAATTCCCGTGATCGCACTGTCTCAGCTCAACCGAGGGTCCACCCAGCGAGCGGACAACATGCCTCAAATAAGCGACCTCCGCGAGTCTGGGCGGTGGAGCAGGACGCCGACGTGGTGATCCTCCTGCACCGAGAAATCATGGGAGAGAACACCGGAGACCTGTCTATGCTGATCGCAAAGCAACGCAACGGGCCTACCGGACTCGCAGAGCTCGACTTCTGGGGCCACTACTCCATGGCGCTCGACAAGGGCGCCAGGCTCCCCATGAGGGCCGTAGCGTGAGCCGCCGTAAGGGGACGCGGGTGTACCGGCTGGACATTGTGCACGAGGCCACCCTGGAGCGCACAGCGGCCGTTATGGGCACGACTGACCGGGAGTTGCTGCGGAGGCTGGTGTGGGTTGCCGGCCGGTCACCTGAGGCATGGCAGGCGTTGGAGCGGGAAGTGGAGGCACTGGATGCGTGAGTGGACTGTGACCGTGCCGGCCCCGTATATCAAGCCGGTCCGGAAGCAGAAGACGGGGAAGATGTTCACCCGGAAGCCGTGGCTGAACTCGAATGACCGGGATCATTGGCGGGTGTTGTCTCCGATCCGGGCGGACTGGCGGAGGTTGGCGGCTGAGGCCGCGGCCGCTGCTGGCCTCCCCCAGGGCCTTGACCGGGTGACGATCACCGGGCGTGTGGTGAAAACCCGGGCCGGTGACTTCGACGCCATGAACTTCTACCCCACCGCCAAGGCCATCGTGGATGGGCTGATCGATCACGGGATGTGCGAGGACGACAACAACCGTTACGTGGAGGGCCCGTTCCTTTTCGAGGGCGGGAAGGGTGATCCGTGCATCGTCCTGACCATCCGTGAGGTGCCGGTTTCCCTGCCTTCGGGCGTGGATGACACGCCTTTGGGTGCGGTTTTAGGGAAATAGATGGAAAAATAGGGAAACTGTTGCTAGGCTGGGTATACCGACAAAGAGAAGCCCCCGCGACCACTGCAATGGTCCGGAGGCTATGACCAGGAAAGGAACTCCTGATGCACACCAGCCTAGCAACACTCCCGAACGTGGACTCTCCAACGAGTCCCGCAGGGATCGCCCCGTGCGCTAACCCGGAATGCGGGAAGCTCACACGCTCATCGAAGATGAAGAGTGCGGACTACCCGGACACCATCGCCCGTGGCGGTGGCGGGATGTGCGTCACTTGCTGGAAGCGCTCCAAGCAGCCCTGCGAAGTGGCCAACCCGCTGAAGGCGCTCCAGCTCAGCCACACCATGGCCGGTCTTGGCTCTTTCATGGAAGCTCGCCGCCGGCGTGGCGTTCCTGCTGGCGGCCTGCGTTGCGAGTACCGCTTGGAGGAAGCAGCATGACCCCGGAAGAGGTTGCTGAGTCCATGCTCAAGCGGGGCAGCACCGAAGTCACGGAATTCAAAGACCTCAAGGTGGGCTCACGTGTCCGACGCTCCGCCGAACAATGGGGCGAGGCCTACACCAAAGGCACCGGAACCATCGAGCGAATCTTCCACAAGCAAAACTCGTCCTGGGAACGGAAGTATGGCCGCCCTGACGTGGAGCTCATCGTCAAGCGCGACGACGGCGAGTACTCATACCTGGCTGACTACCACGTAGACCTTGCCGAGGTGCAGTCATGAGCACCGAAGAGCCGTCATACCTCGCTTTCGCCCGGGCTAACGTCCGTGACGCACAGCCCAGCTCACCGGCAGTCGTCCGTGAACTTGTGGCCCGCATCGACCGAAACGCAGCGAAACCCAACCCGGAAGCCGCCGTACAGGCCATCGAGCAGATCCGCGAGGCCGTGGACTTGCTCTTCAAGGGCCAGTCCACGCCGACCGAGGCAGTCCGCCAAATCGTAAAGCACCTGAGCTCATACGAGGTCCAGCCATGAAGGCTCTGACTGTGAAGCAGCCGTGGGCTGACGCGATCATCCGGTTCGGTAAGGACGTGGAGAACCGTTCCCGCCCGACGAACTATCGGGGCCCGCTATTCATCCATGCTGGGGTTGCTGAGTCGAAGGAAGCGCGGGACTGGCCGGCGATGCGGGTTGCTTTCAAGCACCATGGGATCGTTCCTGATGACCCGATGATCGGGATGCCCCGCGGCCAGGTCATCGGAACCGTAGATGTCATCGACTGCCACTACTGGGAAGACTGCGCGAACCTCTGCGATGAAACAGTGTGCTCAGAGTGGGCCATGACTAAGCACTACCACTGGGTGTTGGCTAACCCCCAGCCGCTGGCACTGCCCTTCCCGATGACGGGCAAGCTTGGCATCTGGAACATGGAAGCCCCTGACTCGAAGTGGTACAGCGCATGAGCCCGCAGCGTGTGCAGCGGAAGCCCCTCGAACTGCACGTGTACCCGAAGCAATTCACGCGCACAGGGCAAGAGGTCTATGACCTCGGGCGGCCAACAACAAGCTGGGGCGAAACGCTCACGCCAACCTGGGTCGTTGACATGGAAGCGCGGAACAAACACCTCACGGGACCCGAGCTTGCCGCTGAGCACTGGCTGTTCTGCTGGCTGTGGGAGAACAGCATCGCTGGCGATGACGGCTACGACGGGCACCCTGTGACACGGGAATACAGGCGCCGTGCCGATGTTATGGAGCGCTTCGCCACCCACCCGCACTACGACGAGGCCGACCAGTGACCCCCACGGAGCGTCTCGCGCAACTCGCCACGACGTGCCCGCACCTCGCCCGCAACCTGGGCCTACTCCCACCCGAGCAACTCCAAACCATCCTCACAGAGAAAGAACCCAAACGATGAGCGCACACCTGGACGCAACACCCATCTACCGCATCACAGAGGAAATCCTAGGCGAGCGACTTCGCCAGCACGCCAAATGGGGCGAGCAGAACCACAGCAATGGCACTGGGCCTCATGAAGTACCGCTCATTGGCCTGTGGTACCGCGCAGACGCCTCTGACCCGCTTGAAGACTTCGATGCTAAAGACATCGCCACCGCAGCGAAGGCATCGACAGACCACGCAGCGAAACAAGGCACGCTCACTTACGCTGACATCTTCCTCGAGGAAGTGTTTGAAGCTTTGGCCGAGGGCGACCCTGAGAAGCTGCGTCTGGAACTGATCCAGTGCGCTGCCGTCGCCACAGCGTGGGTCGAGAAGATCGACCGAGACAAAGCGAAGGCAGAGGACTGATCGTGACCAAACAGAAGACCAAGACCATCCCTGTAGACGAGTTGGTCATAGGCGCGAAGTTCATTCCTGCCGGAAAGAAAAGGGCGGTCGAGATCCTGAGTATCGCGGACTTCACTCCGGCCCGGCTGGAAATGGTGTGCACCAGCCCTTATGGCACGAGCATCGTCTACGTTTCCCGTTACGACACCGTCGAGGCTGTCATTCCTGCCACGATGAAAGCGGCTACGGCATGACCGCGGATCGTATCCCTGCCCTGCTTGAACCCATCCAAAACCGACGCCCTTCTACCCTTGAACGCTTCTGGTCAAAAGTGGTCAAGACCAGCGGATGCTGGGGGTGGAAGGCCGCTATCCGCGCTGACGGGTACGTGAACTTCTGGGACGGCGATGCGAGGAAGATGAAACGCGCTCACCGGTACGGGTATGAGGCTGTCAACGGGCCAGTTTCTCCGGACTTAGTCCTGGACCACCTATGCCGGAACCGAAGCTGCGTCAACCCTGACCACCTGGAACCTGTTACGCAACAAACCAACGCCCTCCGAGGAATTGGGTTGCCGGCCATCAACGCTGAAAAGACACACTGCGTCAAAGGGCATGAGCTTGCAGGCCAGAACCTCTACATGGAAGGCACTGGCCGGAGGTGCGTTGCCTGCAGGAAAGATGCGGCAAGGCGGTACGAGGCGCGAAAGACGAGGGTCCGGTCAAGGGCCGCGCTCGGAGGTGAAGCATGAGCCACCAGACCTCTGAGGAAGCCCTTGACGCCGGGGTGGACCTGAATGAACTCATGGCCGGCGAATGGAAACCCACACCCGTGGACCCGCCCGTGGCCACCGGGTACGGCACGAAACACACCGACCTACTCACCGGCGCACAAGTCGCCCGGGAGTTCGACAACACCGGCCGGTTACTCAACGAGTGGCGGAAAGCCCCGGCGGAGACAAATGGGTGCCCGTGAAGCTCTACACCACCTACCGGAGACAAGCGTGAGCCGCCAAGAAGCTGCAGCACGGGCGATAGCGGAGCAGGACAGGCGCCGCCTGAGCTCGTTCCACCAAGCACAGGCACGGGACGCACTCGCCGCCGCTGACGCGGTGATGTTCTCTGACGAAGCCATGGAACGGGCGGCAGTGGCCCTCTACAACTTAGAGTTTCCATGTTCTCTAATAACTGATCTGTCGGAACTTCTGGAATGGCGTCGAGAACAGTTGTTACATCAGGCCAGCATCGTGGTGGCTGCTTTGAAGGGAGAGCAATGAGCCGGGCTAAGCGTGCGTGTGATTGCGTCTGCCACAAGCTGGGCTACGTCTCCTGTGGTGGCGGGTGACCAGACGATCCACTCTGGCATGCGGCCGAGCAGGAGCTCGCTGACGACTACGAGAGGAATGAGCATTGAGCGCGGTAAGCCGCCTCGAATACCGGGCGGATGCAGTAACCACGCCTGCGTCTGCTGGACCGCGCCACCGCCGCCGTGCCTGAAGTTCCAGTACTACTTCACATTCCACTGCGCCAGGTGCGGATGGGAGCGCCACTCTCATGACCGCCCGCCACTACTCCATAACGGGAGTAAACCACGATGAGGCAAAGGAGCCGTCATGTACTACTGCCCCACGTGCAGTCACCACCACGGGAAGGAAGGTGCCTGGCTGAGGTGCGGGGCGGTGGTGCATGACCGGGCCACGGACGGGGCGAGTAAGTGCGGGTGCGTTGGGGAAATCGCCCGCTTGAAAAGTGCCCAAAAATAGGGAATTGTAGGGAGTTTTCGCCTATAATTGGACTATGACTTGTGGCGCATGCGGTGGGGGAACAGGCGACGGACAACACCTCTGCGCGAGGTGCACGCAACTACTGGAGCAAGACCTCGCAGAGCTCAACGAACTGTGGGACGACCTCCAGGTCACCGTGGCGAAGCTCGACAAGGGAGCGGACAGCGTTGGCACCTCTGGAGGGCACGCCGGATCGTCCGAACCCATCAACCTCACCGCATCCGACAGGGCACGAACCCTCACGGAAATCCTCATCGGCTGGGCCCATGCACTCGGCCACTCCACCCACACCGCGCTCCAAGCCTCCGACGTGCTGTTCTCACAGATCCGGGAAGTACGCCGGCAGGATTGGGCGCCGGTACTGAAAGAGGAACTCCACACCACCATGGGCAATGCCGGGCCGCCACGGACCGGGCAGCGGAGCTTATTGTTATCGGCCGGTGCCAGACCGTCATCGAGGGCCTGCGCTGCCCCGATGAGGTGAAAGCGGTACAAGGCCAGCCGACAGGCCGGTGCCGGACCTGCGGAGAAACGGTAGACGTCCAGGAACACCAGCTATGGATGATCGCCAGCGCCTGGCACATCACGGAACCACTGCCGCACATCCTGCGGGCACTCAAGCACTCCCACCACCTCAGCATCCCGTTGAACCGGGTAGAGCGCTGGGTGGACCGCGGCAAGCTCCAGCCAACCGCCCGGACCAAGCGCGGGAACCTCTTCACTCCGGCTGCTGTGATCGAAGCGTACCGAGGAACCCCCACAGGGAAGAGGGACACAAGGATGAATTCCCTACAAATCCCCCACATTCCCTAATTTTGTGGGTATAGTTTTCTTAGAGTGCGATTAGTGGCTGAAAAGCCACCACGCGCACGTAAAGACTTGAGGCCCGGACAGCACCCCCACAGTTCCGGGCCTCAAACACATGTACCGCACCCAAGGGCAGGGCGTTGCCAAGCGGGTGTAGGACCGTAACCGTCCACGCACGGCGGGAACCTGAGAACGGTTCAACTATCCCACCGAGTACAAATTGAATAGCGCCAACCGGATGCACATGAGCTCCGGGTGGGCATGGGAGTAGAAGAGGCAAGGTGCCAGGGCTGGCTGTAAACCAGTCCACGGTTGGTTCGATTCCAACTGCTCCCACGGGAGTCATCCCCTACGAGGGACCTCCACCCCCGGCCCCAAGCAGCTAGCAGCGGGGCCGGGACTTGGAAGTTACCCCAACGGTGGGAAGCTGTCTTGAAAACAGTGGCCGGTGAAACGGTAGCGGGTTCGACTCCTGTAGCTTCCGCAATAGGGGTCTCTAGTCCAACGGCAGAGACGGCAGCTTCAAAACCTGCACAGTCCCGGTTCGAATCCGGGGAGACCCACTAGACGGCGAACACCCCCGGCCAACATCAGACCGAGCGGGGCGAGTCAGTACCCGTCGCACACTTACACAACTGGAAGGCGGTGACTCGTTTGTGCCTGCGAGCAAATACACCGAAGCCCAGCGAGCCGAAGCCATTGAGCTATACCGGACAGACGGACCAACCGCTGTAACCGAACAACTCGGCATCCCCAAGCAAACCGTTCAACATTGGGCCCGCAAGGCTGGCGTTCGGACGGTCCGAACCTCTTCCACGCGTGAGGCGACAGAAGCCCGCGCTGTGGACCTCAAGGCCAGGCGCCAGGAACTGTCTGCGCTGCTACTGGAGGATGCTCACCGGTTGCGTGCCCAGTTGTGGGAGCCTGCCCGCTTGGTGTCGTTCGGCGGTAAGGACAACACGCTGGCTGAAACGATGCTGGATGAGCCGTTGTTTGTGGATAAGAAGAACATCATGTCGTCGGTGTCCACGGCCATGAACACTGTGGTGAACATGACGAAGCTTGATCAGGACAACGGTGTGGGTGAGGTTGTTTCGATGCTGGACAAGCTGATCGGGAATCTGGGTGTTCCTGATGAGTGAGTTAGTGACGGTGGATCGTCCGCTTGGTGCTGAGGTGCCGGCGGATGTGATCAGTCCGAAGCAGCTGCATTTCATGCGGAACTCCTTCACCCGTGTGAACGTGTGCGAAGGGTCCATCCGTTCGGGCAAGACCATCATCACGCTTCTCAGGTGGTTGGTGTTCGTGGCTCGTGCGCCTTTCGGTGGTGAGCTGGTCATGATCGGACGCACCCGTGACGCTATCTGGCGTAACTGCATCGGACCCCTGCAGAACGTGCAACTGTTCGGTAAGGCCGCGTTCCAGGTTGTGGGGAACTACGGTGCCCCAACGGTCCGGATCATGGGACGTGTCGTTCATGTCCTTGGCGCGTCGGATGCGAAGGCTGAGAAGGTCATCCGCGGTATGACCGTCGCCGGCGCGTACGTGGATGAGATCACGGTCATCCCGGAAGAGTTCTTCACCCAGCTCCTCGGCCGCATGTCGGTGCCGAAGGCGAAACTGTTCGGCACCTCCAACCCTGACTCCCCCGCGCACTGGCTCAAGCGGAAGTTCCTTGACCGCATCGGCACACTCGCTGACTGGTCCTCCTGGCACTTCACCCTGGACGACAACCCGGCCCTGACTGAGGCGTACAAGAACAGCATCCGCCAGGAGTTCACCGGGCTCTGGTACCGGCGGTTCATCCTCGGTGAATGGGTGGCCGCTGAAGGCGCCATCTACGACATGTGGGAACCGGAGAAGCACATCATCCCATGGGATGACCTCCCGGAGATGCGCCAACTCCTCGGTGTCGGTATCGACTACGGCACAACCAACGCCACCACAGCGCTCATGCTCGGCCTCGGAGAAGACAACCGCCTCTACATGGTGGATGAATGGCGGTACGACGCCGGCCAGCAGCAGATGCGATTCACTGACGCTCAACTCAGCGACGGTATCCGCACCTGGATGGGCGGGCAGCACCTGCCTTACGTGAACAGTCTCAGGCCTGAGTGGACCATCGTTGACCCCGCCGCCGCATCCTTCAAAGTGCAGCTCGCCGCTGACGGGCTCACGAACGTCATCAACGGTGACAACAACGTCCTCTACGGCATCCGCACCACAGCATCACTGCTGTCCACGGACAAGCTCAAGATCAGCTCCCGCTGTGAAGGGTTCATCCAAGAAGCCCCGGGTTATTCGTGGGACAACAAAGCCACTGAGAAGGGCGAAGACAAGCCCATGAAGGTAGCTGACCACTCGTTGGATGGTGGCCGGTACGTGATCGCTACGACTGAGACGAACTGGCGGGACTGGGTAGACCTCGCCGCCTAGCCTTTACCCGGCGCAACGGCCGGGCGAGACCGTTGCAACGCTGGACCCCGCCAAGGTGCACCAAGGCGGGGCCTGGCACAACCACTCACACCACCTTGGGGGAACTATGGCCGAATACACCCTGATGCCAGAGACGCACCTCGACATCACAGAGCATGGCGAAGTGAAGTGGTTCAAGGGTTATGGCGCTGTGCCTGTCGCTCCCTTTGAGGGTGAGTGCGAACACTTCGGCCGCGAGGTCATCGCGTGGGGCTGGGACGCCAAGCACTACGAATTCGTCCAGTGCTCTGACTGCCTTTCCCGCTCCTGGAACACGGACCGCGGTGTGGTCACTACCCCGTGGATGCAACCCAAAACTTAGGAGGCCATCTTGGCACTGCCAGTAAACGGCACCGAATGGCCGCCCACCGAACACACCACCTTCCTTGACGCGTACCACGTGTGGAACGCTTGGTACGCGAACGACCCCGGCGCACTCTCCAACACGTATGTGGCCCCGCGCCGTACCGGCATCCTCAACCGGGCGTTGGAATGGTTCTGGACCCCAAAGGACTCCGATGGTGAGTCCGGGCTGGTGAAGCTCCACATCCCCGTAGCCTCTGACTTGTGCCAGGTGTCCGCTGATCTGCTGTTCGGTGAGCCTCCCACGTTCACTGTGGAGGAACCCAAGGGCAAGAACAAGGCAGCGCAGGAGCGTCTGGACCTCATCACCGGCGCCGGGCTGGATCAGACCCTTGTGGCCGCCGCTGAGGTGTCCGCGGCGCTGTCTGGGGTGTATTTCCGTGCCACATGGGACGCCACCCTGTTCGAACACGTGTTCATCACGAAGATGGACGTGGACGGTGCCCTCCCGAAGTTCCGGTACGGGCAACTCGTGTCCGTCATGTTCTGGCGCATCGTCAAGACCCAAGGCCAAGTGGTGTGGCGGCACGTCGAAGAACACTCCCTCGATTCGTTCGGCATCGGCGTCATTGAGCACGGCCTGTTCGAGGGCAACCATGCCAGCATCGGGCAGCGCGTCCCACTGACGGAGGCCGACGCCACGAAGCACCTTGTGGACGTCGTGGACAGGGATTCGAGGATCACCACCGGCACAACCGGTCTCGCTGTCACCTACGCACCGAACATCACCCCTAACCGTCGCTGGCGGCAAGACCCCATCGGCGCGAACCTCGGCCGGTCCGACCTTGACGGTGTTGAGCCGCTCATGGACGCCCTCGACCGCACCTACTCATCCCTGATGCGTGACCTGGAGCTTGGCAAGGGCCGGCTCATCGTCCCGCAGAACATGCTTACCGACCTTGGCGCGGGTAAGGGTGCAGCGTTCAACACCGACCGTGCACTCTTCACCGGTGTGAAGGCCGCCCCAGGCACGGCCGCGGACGCGAAGATGTCCTTGGAGCAGGTCCAGTTCAAGATCCGGGTAGAAGAGCACCTGGCGATTGCTGCTGACCTGTTCGGGCAGATCATCCGCACCGCCGGATACTCGTCCCAAACCTTTGGTGAGAAGGACGAAGCCGCCGGCGACGTCACAGCCACAGAGGTAACAGCGAAGGAACGCCGGTCCTACTCCACGAGGGACCGGAAGATCCGGGCCATCAAACCCGCCCTCGAAGGCATCCTGTCCAAGGCGCTGGCCATGGACGCCATCCTGTTCCCCAGCGGGGCAACGGCTGTCCCTGTGACGGTGCAGTTCCCTGACGGTGTGCAGGAAACCATGGAAGCCCTCGCCCGCACCGCCGGGCTGTTGAAGGCTGCTGAGGCTGCGTCACGGAAGACCATCATCCAGATGCTCCACCCTGACTGGGATTCGGAGCAGGTGGATGAGGAAGTGGCCGAGATCCTTAGGGAGCAGCCGATCATCGCTGACCCATTCGCACACCCGGAGGATGAGGACGACGATGGCACAGACCCAGCAGCAGGAGAGCCTGCCGGCGACAGTTAGCGCCACGGCCGCTGCGGTGACTTTGGTGTTCGTGGCTGGTGAGCAGGAAGTACTCACCGGCTCCGCCCAGCTCATCCGTGCCGCGATCGATGACCAGTCACAGGTGCCGGGGTTGCAGGGCAGGCTGTGGGGGTTGGCTCAGGGCGTGTCCCGCTCCATCCTCCGCAGGGTCCGGACGTTGGCCACTGGGGCTATGCAGGTCGCTTCCCGCAACGGCGATGTTACCGCTGTGCGGGAGATCCAGGCACTGCAGCGTGCCACGGAGGACTTCATCGCCTCGCCCGTGTCTCGCATCCCCTCCCATCATGCCCAGTCATCGGCGGCCATCGCCAACGACCTGACCGACTCGCTGGCCTCCGCGGCGCACCGGATCACCCGGTTCGCTGACGACGCCTACCGGGCGGCCACGGTCAACGGCACACTGGTGGGCATCAACCCTGCCCGGGACATCATCCGGGACGCCACAGCCCGCGCAACACTGGCCGAAGCGCAGGCACAGGCGTGGCGTCAACTCACCTCCCGCGGCATCACCGGCTTCACCGACTCCGCAGGGCGTCAGTGGAACCTTTCCTCCTATGTGGAGATGGCCGTTAGGACCGCAACACAGCGGGCGTACAACGCATCCCACAAAGCGAGGATGGAAGCCGCCGGCATCACCCTCTTCACACCCTCCACCACTGGCCGGCCATGCAAGCTGTGCGCCCCTTGGGAAGGCAAGGTCCTATCGGATCAGGGTGAGGCGGACGTGGTCCAGGACGGGCACCGGTTCCGTATCAGCGCCACGGTGGAGGAAGCCATGGCCGCCGGCCTGTTCCACCCGAATTGCGAACACACGCTCACGGCGTTCTTCCCCGGCGTCACGGTCCTCCGCACCACGGAATGGACTGACAGGGATGAGCAGGCATTCAAGGACACCCAGAGGCAGCGAACCCTTGAGCGGGCCATCCGCGGCGCCAAGCAAGCCCAAGCATCCGCACTGACTGACCTTGACCGTGCCCGCGCTGCCCGGCGTGTCCGTGAGCTCCAGACCCGGATGCGTAACCACCTCGCAAGGACCGGCCTCAACCGTCGTTCCCGGCGCGAACAACTAGACCTCGGCAACAAATAACACTCACAACCGTCCAGGAGGACACCATGCCCCGACGTAAGACCATCCACGGCATCGACCTGACCGCACCTGGCGGACTTGAAGCCTTGTTCGCTTTCCGGCGTGCACAGTTCGGGGACGCCCAGATGAACGCCAACGCCGGTGACGGCGGCGGCGACGCACCGCCCGCTGGTGATGCTCCCCCGGCCGGTGACAACCCTCCCGCACCCGCTGGCGACGCCCCTCCTGCCGATTCTGGTGCTCCGGAGGCCCAGAAGGTGGAAGAGCTCCCCGCCTGGGCTCAGAAGCTCATCACGGACACCCGGAAGGAAGCCGGCGATGAGCGGGCAGCGGCGAAGACCCTCGCCGCGCTCCAGAAGGTTCTCAACCCTGATGCGAAGGGCGACGAAAAGCCCGACGCGGCGGCCCTCACCCAGGCGCTGGCCGCGAAGGACGCCGAAACGGCAGCCGCCAAACGTGAACTGACGGTCTTCAAGATCGCCGCGAAACAGGGCGCAGACGCTGACGCCCTCCTTGATTCCCGCGCCTTCCTGGCGAAGATCGCGGACCTCGACCCAACCAAGACGGCCGACTTTGAGAAGGCCATCAAGGATGCGGTCAAAGACAACCCCAAGCTCAAACTGGTCCTGGCGGCCGGCACGGGCGGAGCAGACTTCACCGGCGGGCCCGGCGAACTGCACCACACCGACGCGTCCAAAGCGAAACCGGGTCAAGCCCGCATCGCAGCGGCGTTCAACTCCAACTAGTAAAGGAAACCTCCAATGGCTGTAACCCTTGCCGAGGCCGCCCCGCTTATCCCCGATAACCTGCAGCGCGGCGTCGTTGAAACCTTTGTCCAGGTCTCCCCCGTCCTGGACCGTCTCCCCATCAAAGGGATTGGCGGCAACGCCTACTCCTACAACACCGAAGGCACCCTCCCGGGTATCGCTTTCCGTGGCGTGAACGAGGCATACACCGAATCCACGGGCACCTTCAACCAGCGCACCGAAACGCTGTCGATCATGGGTGGTGACGCCGACGTTGACAAGTTCATCGTGGCCACCGGCTCCCAGCTGAACGATCAGAAGGCGCTCCAGACCGCGGCGAAGGTCAAGGCCGCTTCCTACAAGTTCCAGGAGACCTTCATCAACGGTGACATCACCGTGGATGCCAAGGCCTTCGACGGGCTGAAGAAGCGCCTTACCGGCGCCCAGGTCCTGGACGCTGCCACGAACGGCATGGGAGTTGTGGCTGGTGGCCACGACTTCTTCGATGCTCTGGACGCGCTGATCGCATCCGTGCCGGGCCTGAACGGTGCCAACGGTGCCCTGTACACCAACTCAAAGATCATCGGCAAGGTCCTTTCCTCGGGCCGGCGCCTCGGTGGCACCGAGATGGTCCGCGAGGACATCACCGGCAAGCGCGTCGCCATGTACAACGGCGTCCCGCTGCTGGACATCGGCCAGACGGCCGCCGGCGCTGACATCATCGGCCAGAACGAAACGCAGGGCTCTTCCTCGCTTGCGTCCTCGATCTACGCCGTGAAGTTCGGCGGCGACGAGAACGATCAGGCTGTTACCGGCCTGGCATCCAACGGCCTGCTGTACCCGGCGGCCTACGACCTGGGCGAGCTGCAGACCAAGCCCGCCTACCGTGTCCGCATCGACTGGTACTGCGGTCTGGCTGTCTTCGGCGGCAAGGCAGCAGCCCGCCTCCGCGGCGTCCTGAACTCCTAACCCGAAAGGAAACCAGCATCATGGCTGTTTCGAAGGAAACCGAGGCCAAGACAACTCTTGACTCGGATGTGACCAAGCCGTCCGTTACCGCCCCCGGCGACGGCCCGGCGGACACCACGGACCCGACTGAGCGTGCCACTTCGGTGACGCCTCAGCCCGGGGATGAAGCGTTCGCTGTGGGTACCGTGAACGCGGTCAAGCCCCTGCCGAAGGCTAAGGCCCCCGCGAAGGGCAAGGAACGCACGGAAACGTACGAGGCGGTCAAGCCGGACGGTTCCACCGTCAAAATTGAGCGCAACATCGAGACCGGCGAATCCAAGATCGTGGAATAACAGGGAGGGGCTGCAGTGATCATCTACGCAACTACGGGGGACCTGGAACAGTGGGTCTCTCCGGCGCCAGCGAACGCTGCAGCCCTTCTCCGTTCGGCCTCCATTCTGGTCCGCACAGAGACCATGACGGCCGTGTACGAAACCACGGAAGACGGCGCCCCAACTGAGCCCCGGCTGGTTGAGGCTTTCCGGGACGCGACATGCGCCCAAGTGAGGGCATGGAACGGGATGGGTGTGGACCCGTCCACCGCTGGTGTCCCCTCGGCGGCGCCCGTGAAGTCCAAGAAACTGGGCTCGGGCGGTTTTGAGTACGACACCTCAGTGCATTCCTCCGTGACCGCCTTCCAGGCGAAGAGGGAAGCAGCCGCCCAGATCTGCATTGAGTCGGTCATGATCCTCCAGCAAGCAGGCCTCACGCCGGGCGGTGTCCGCCATGGGTGAGCTTGACGACTTCTACGTGCACACGGTGACCGTGGAGACGTTCGAGGGCACAGGCGCCTACGGTGACGTGTACAGCGCCCCTGTGGTGGTGCCTGGCTGGTTGGAGGACAAGCGCCGGCTGGTGCGGGACAAGAACGGGCAAGAGGTCATTTCCATGTCCCAGTTCATGTGCGACAACGCCCACCTGGACAAGTTCACCCCGGACTCGCGGGTGACGCTCCCCCGCCGGCAAGCGTTCGTCATCGGCGTGGCCGACCTCAACAGCGGCGCCCTTGACCTTCCGGACCATCTGGAAATCGACCTCACCTAGGAGCGGCCATGGGCGAGACCTTCAGCGTGCACCTGGACCGGATCGATGAGGCTGTTGAGGCTGCCATCCCCGGCGCCGCGTTCAAAGCCATGGAGCACCTCCGGCAGGTAGCAGTGAACCGCACGCCCCTGGATGACTCCCCTCTCCGGTCCTCCGCCTACGTGGAAGCCACCCCGGACGGCGCGGACGTCGTGTACGACTCCGTTTACGCCCGGTACCAACACTACGAACACCTCCACCATGAGGTAGGTGAACGGCTCTACCTGTCCACGTCGGTGGTCAGTGAGACCCCCAAGGTGATCGGGATCCTGACCGCGGAATTGGGGAAAGAGATAGGATGACGGCAGGATGAGCTACGAGAAAGACTTCCTCACCGGCATCGCCCAGATGATCGCTGACAACGGGATCGCCACTTACAAACCGAGTGGCGTCTACAGTGCTGGGGAAATCGGGATTGTCTTTGGCGGCTGGCCCCAAGCCCCAGACCGATGCATCACCCTGAACTACACCCCAGTGACGGACCAGACCGCCTCCGCCTTCGGCCGCGGCATCCTGGATTTCGGTTTCCGCGGCGCCCCTGGTAACCCGTTCGGCCCCTCCGATCTCGCCGTGCCAGTGTTCGACCTGTTCCACGGCATGCGCAACTACAAGCTCGGCACCGCCGAAGTCATCCAAATCCTCCGGGACCACGTGGCCCCAATGGAAACGGACGGCAACCGGCGCAGCAAACGCTTCGACCTGTACTACGTGGATCTAGGATCACCCCCACAAAGTACCGAGACTAACCAAATACCCTTCATGGCCCCGTAACTCCTACGGGGCTTTTTCTTTGCCCGAAAACAGCCCATAGGAGGCAAACCATGTCCGCATCCCTCGCCCGCCGGTTCAAGACGGAAGTATCCGCTGACGGCATCAACTGGCTCCCCTTCAAGGGAATCACCGACTTCGCGCCCACAGAGAACCCCACCACCCAGTCCACCGCCGACTACGACACAGACGGTTGGGACTCCTTCGAGAAGACCCTCACCGGCTGGCAGCTCGTGGTGAAAGCCAACCGCAAGGTCAACGCCGGCGTGTTCGACCCGGGCCAGGAACTCGTGCGTGCCCGCCAGTACAAGTTCGGTGACGACAACCGCATCTACGTGCGCTACTACGACCGCGACGGCGCCCCGGAAGCACGCTCCGGCCGCGCACTCGTGGAGTGGAACCAGTCCAAGACCGGCGTTTCCGACATCGAGGAAGTCACCGCCACATTCAAGGGTGACGGCCCGTTGGAGGACATCGACAACCCGCACGAAGACGCTGACGCCCCGGTTGTTTCCTCCGCCACGCCTTCCGGCGCCGCTGCTGGCACCACGGTGACCATCCAGGGCGCCAACTTCACCGGCACAGTCCCCACCAGTGGCGTGAAGTTCGGCGCCACCAACGCGTCCAACTGGCAGGTCATCTCCGATTCGCTGATCTCAGCTGTCGTCCCTGCAGGCGGCGCCGGCGCAGCAAACATCGTCGTGACCAACGCCGAAGGCGCTTCCACCGCGTTCCCGTACACCCGCGGAGCGTAACCCCAATACCGGGAGGCGGGCTTAGTGAGTGGGCCCGCCTCCCGCTCCACCCATAACACTCACATCACACTCACAAAGGATTCACGCCATGGCATTGCGCCCCTACGAAGACGTCATTGGCCCGCTGGTCATCCCGTACCGCGGCAAGGAATACACCCTCCCCCAGGTAACGCTGGAGGACGGCCTGAAAATGCACGCCTCCGCGGACAACACCACTCCCCTGTCCATGGGTGAGCTGATGCGGATCATCATGGGTGACACCGCACAGCAAATGCTGGATGACAAAGTACCCCCCGCCGTCGTGGACCGTGCCCTATGGGCCGGTGTGGCCGACTTCCAGCAAGGACGCGAAGCAGCGGAGTTGGTGTGGGAGAACGGCGTCCCAAAAGCACTGATGGAGGAAATTCTCCAAGCAATCCAACAGGCCCGGACGACCCCAACGGCCGCGGCGACTACGACGAAGCCACCGGCCTCTGGGACTGGTACGCGAAACCAGAAGAAGAAGGCACGTCGCTCTCGTGGCAGGTAATTCTCAGCCACTTCAAGCTCATCGTTGCTGACTTCGCCTCGGAGTACGGGATCCGCCTCCACCGCGACCCGATGTCATGGGCTGAGTTCCGGGATCTTCTCCACGGCCTGCTGGCTGCTGACACCCGGCTTTGGCGTGCTACCCGCCCCGAAGACGACGAACCACCGAAGGAGTAGCCCATGGCCGGCCCCACTACCGCTGGATCGATTGATGCGAAACTCACGATTGACAAATCTGAGTGGAACCAAGAGCGGGATGAGGCCAAGCGGGACGCCGTAGAGCTCGGCGCACTGAACCCTGAGATCAAGGTAGACGCGAACGTTGGCCCTGCCTTGGCGAAACTTGCCGCGGTGGCCAAAGCTGAGCGGGATCTCGAAACCGCGTACATGCGTTCCACCATCGCCCAGGAGAAACTGGGGGTCATCACCAAGAAGCATGGTGAGGATTCCTTGCAGGCTGCCTCCGCACGCCTGGCGTTGAAGCGGGCACTGGATGCTGAGGCCGATTCTGAGACGAAGCTGGCGGCGGCCAAGGGTAAGTCAACGGTTGAGCATGAGCGTTCCACGGAGTCCGTGAACCGGGCGGCCAACGCTCACCGCCGGCACATCTCCGGGTTGCAGGTCTTGCTGGCTATGTCCCCCGCGATCATCGCCGCAGCAGCCCCTGTGGCTGGTGCTGCTGTCGGGCTAGGTGCCGCGTTCGGCATCATGGCCGTCTCCGGTGTCATCGCCATCAAGGGCATCAAAGACGAGATGGAGAAGGGCAGCGAGACCGGCAACAAGTACGCTGCCGGGCTTGGCTCCCTGAAAGCGAACCTTGATTCCCTCGGCGGTACGGCGGCTGACCGGATGTTGGGGTCCTTCAACCGCACCATTGGGGACATCAACACCCGCATGCCAGCCTTCACCATCGCTGTGGGTGACGGCTCCGCCGCCCTTGGCAACATGGGCGGCACAGCCCTCCGGAACGTCTTGGACGGGCTGGGGGCCATGAGCCCGCTCTTGAAGGCCGGGGCGGTGGAGCTGTCTGGCTTTGTAAGCTGGCTGACTCGCTTCTCCGAAGCCCAGGGGTTCCAAGCCTTTGTGTCCTACGCGACGGCTAACCTACCCCCGGTGATGGGCATGATTGAGAAGCTTGTCACCCTCGGCGGGAACATCCTGGCAGCGTTCGCGCCTCTGGGTCCCGTGGTGATTGGCTTCATCTCCGGCACGGCGGACGCCCTCAACAGCGTTCCCCTGCCGGTGCTGGCTGGAATCGTCACGACCGCTGTGCTGATTGGCCCGGCGCTCCGGATCGCTTTCGCGCCCGGCGTGGCAGCCCTGATCATCTCCGTGGCCCAGGCCATCGGACTCACCGGTGTCATGGCGAACCTGGCCGTCCCCGTGGTGGGCGTTCTTACTGCTGTGATCGCCGGTATAGGTGTGGCCGCGGCAACATCCGCTATCGGTACGGCCGCCGGAGCCCAGGCACTCCAGGACTACGGCGATGCTGTGGAGCGGGATAACGGCCTGATCGGTGAGAATGTTCGCCTCCAGGCAGCCCACGCAGCGACGACTAAGGAAATGCGTGACGCTGCGGACTCCCTCGGGATATCCACGGAGACTGTGTTGCGGGCCATGCTTGGTGAGAAGGACGCCCTTGACACGGTCAACGGGTCCCTGACCATCAACACGGACCGGATCAACGCCAGCCAGCGCTCCGGCGAGGCAATGATTGACACCGCCACCCGGTTGACGGAAGCCAAGAAGACCCTCACGGGCGGGATCGAGTCCAACTCCGGGTCCATCCGAAACAACATTGACGCTTACCACGCCTACAAGGACGTGGTGGGCTCCACCACCGACGCCCTGACGGATGAGGCAGTGGCCTTGCAGGCCAGTGCCAGCCAGTACGGCGTCTCCGTGGCTGTGTATCAGCAGGCCTCTGACGCGCAGGACAAGGCCAAGCTCAGCACTGAGGGCCAGACGGTGGCCTTACAGCTCCAGAACGACGCTGCGGGGCTCCTGAGGCAGGCGTGGGACCTGTTGAATGGTTCGGTTCTGTCCTTGGATCAGGCCAACACCCGCTCAGCGGCCGCCACGAACTCCCTGACGGCCTCGTTCCAGCAAAACGGGTTGGCGATCACGGGAACCTCTGAGGCGGTTGTAGCGAACCAGCAGGCGCTCCAGAACAAGGTTGCCACTGATCAGGCGGTGGCTGAGGCCGTAGCCAAGGCCACAGGCAAGACTGAGGAAGGTACGGCAGCGTTCGCAGCGGCCAAGGAACAGCTGGAAAAGAACCTCTCCGCACAAGGGCTCCTGACTGCGGAAGTTCAAACCTACATCGACAAGCTGTACACAATCCCGGCCACCGTGCCTAAAACGAAGGTTGAGATCGACACGGCGACTGCTGAGGCTCAACTCTTGGCACTCACCAAGCGCCGGACTATGTGGATTGATGCCATCGTTCAGCGCTCGGAGTTGCCTGACTTGAACGGTGCTGAGGTGTCCGGCTCTGGACGCATGGGCAGCTACCAGCACGGCGGCCAGGTCAACTACCTCGCGGGTGGCGGTGTGCCAGCATTCCGGCCTATTGGTACGGACACTGTGCCGGCGATGCTCACTCCGGACGAGTTTGTGATGAAGCGGGCGTCCTCGAAGTCCATCGGGCTTCCGGCGCTGAATTACATGAACCAGACCGGGGAGCTACCGCCCACGCAGCAAGCCGCCGGGGCGCAGATCAGTATCGAACTCAACGTTCACGGTGCTGAGTCGCCGCGTGCGGCAGCCCTTGAAGCCGTGGCGGAACTCAAATGGGAACTCAAGCAGGCAGGAGTGGACATTGGCCAATAGCAGGATTCTGTGGGCCGGGCGGACACTCCACGGCGTTGACCACTTCGGAAGGTGGAGGGTACTCAGGGGGCAGTTCGAGGGGTGGGACGACTCGCCGGGAATACGTGGTGAGAACGTCCCACGCCCGGACTACGACGGGGACTATGACCTGCCGATATACAACGAGGCCCGCATGCTCACCGTTGGTGGTGTGCTGGAGTCTCAGAACCGGCAGCTACTTATCTCCGGCGGGGACGCGCTGAAGAGTCGAATGGCCGGCCGCTTCCAGGTTGAGAATGCCATGGGCGTCCGATGGGCGGAGGGTAAGCGTAACTCTGCCGTCAAGTTCGTGGTGGTGAACAACAACCTGGCCACATGGCAGGCCCGCATAAAGTGTGTGGATCCCCGGAAGTTCGGTGACACGAACACGAAAACCGCGTCCGTGGGCGCCAATGCCACGAACATCTCCCACCGTGGTAACTACAACGCCACACCACAGTTCGTGGTGGACGGCTCCATGCCGGGCGGGTACATCCTCACCTTCCGGGGCCAAATCTTCACCGTGACCCAGCCTTTGGTGTCCGGGCAGCCGCATGACATCGACTACAACGATGGGCGCCTCCGGATCGGCGGGTCCATCATTCACGGCGGCGTGGGGTACGGCTTCACTCCCCTTGTGCCGCCCGGTGTGTCCACCGCGCTTTCCATCGTCCCTAGGACCACGGGCGCCGCCAACGCTACTGTCCGGTTGCTTGACACCTACATCTAAGGAGGCCCCATGGGGTGGAAATACTACTCCATCAGCACCTCCACCTGGGGCGATAAGGTCCGGCTGTTCCCCACGCAGTTCACCGGGGGCAGGGCACTGAACACCGGGTCCAGCGGCATGGCTACCTTCCATGGCCGGGACGTGCAAGTGGCCGGACCCATCACCATCGACACCATCCGGCCGCTTGAGCGGGTGCTGGTGGCTGAGTGGGACGGGAATGCCGTCTACGCCGGGTTCATCCAGAGCATCACGGAGGACCTGGACGCCGGCACCATCACCGTGAACCACACGGACATCTGGTGGTTGTGGAAGTTCCGATACCTGTTGAACGTCCACGGGGACGGGGCACAGACCGCGGCTGACGTCACTTTCAGCAACCGGACGCTGGCGACACTGGCCAACCGGATCGTGGCCAAAGGCTTGGACGCGGAACCCGCAGCACGGTATGAGCTGCCCTTGATCTTCACCGCCGACGTCGCCGGAGCCCACTCCCGCAGCTACGAAGGCTTCAAGTTCCACCGGGTGGACGACGCCTTGCAGGAAGTCATCAAGACCGAAGGCGGCCCGGACGTCGAGTTCGACAACCGGTGGGCCCTCGGCGTGGAGACCATCGAATGGGTGATGCGGTCAGGTGACCTGACTTCAGGTTTCTGGGAGTGGGACGCCACCGCACCCATGACAGATGTTCGGCGCCTCAAGCTGATCACGGATGCGTCCAAGGTCTCTAACAAGGTTATTGGCCGGGGCGAAGGCACAGGCAAGAAGATCCTCGTGCGGGACGCCTCCGCCTTCACAGGCGCCGCGCCCGCGTTGGAGCGGTCCGAGAGTTACAGCGACATGAAGGACGGCACCCAACTCCAAGCCCGCGTCACAGCGGACGTCAACAGCCGCAACGAACCAACCCAGCAACTCAGCTTCCAGATCCCAGTGACGGGTGCGGTAAAAGTTGGGGAGCTCATCCTGGGAGGAACAGCCAGAGTGAAGAGCTCCGGACTGTACTTCCTATCCGCTGGCCAGCATGACTGGCGTCTCATTCAGTTCACGTTCGACCGGGACTGGATCACGATGCAGTTCCAAGAGATCGGCGGGTGACCCTTGAGCCAAATACACAACCTCACCCAAGGTGACGTCAATGAGATCTACGAACGCCTTCGGCGCCTGGAGAACTCCACGAACCAGAGCAGCATGGGTATCGGCCGAGGCGGCATCACCGTCTCAGACGGCGGTGTCATAACCATTGAGAATGGTGGGCTTCAGGTCACTGGGTCCGCCCACATCATTGGCGAACTGATCGCTTCGGGCATCATCAACTTCACAGGCGACGTCAATATTAGCGGGCCATTGGATGTTTCCGGGTTGGTCACGTTGATGAGTGACCTTGTGGTGGCGTCCGGCGGAAAAATCACAGCGGGGTCAATCGAGCTGAACCCGGATGGATCAGCGAAGTTCGGGACCATGACGATTAGCCCGACAGGGAAGATCACCAGCGGCTCGGCTGAGATCAATCCTGACGGCTCCGCCAAATTTGGCACGATGACAATCAGTTCTTCAGGGAAGCTCACCAGCGGAACATCTGAAATCAACCCGGATGGGTCCGCCAAGTTCGGAGACACAACGATCAGCTTCGCAGGGGTCATCGACAGCGGGAACACCCTCATCGATCCAGACGACGCGAACGGCGGGTTTACTTTCAAGAGTGGCGGAGGCGTTGGAGGTAACGCTGGGGCTGTTCTCGTGCGTGGCTCTAGTAACGCTGGCCTGATAGCGGGCACCACGACGGCGTTGTTTGCAGGCTCAACTCAGGTGACAGTGGCCAACGGTTCCGTGAGGTTCGACGGGCTGCCAAGTGTCACGGGTGTTGAATCGAACGTCTATATCGACCCGACTACCGGGTCACTGAAGCTGATCACGTAGCGGGGCAGATGTACTGCTTCGCTGCAGCCGCCACAGTCAGGTGGTCCAAGGCCAGCGTGAGGTCTGAGGCGTAGTCATTCATGACGCCTTCGCGGTAAGAGTCCTTGCTGCGGAACAAGAGGTTCGCGCAGGCCTCGTACGCCTCACGCGTGAGCTCAGCGTCACTGGACTTCAAGGTTTTCAGTAGCGGGCGGAGTTCGATCAGCATCGCGTCTTGAACGGCCGTGCTCACCTGGGCGACCTGCTGAATCTCAGCCTCAACGGCGGGTGCCGCTTCGGTCACCGGCGCTGTGCAACCAGCGAGCACGAGCGCGGTGGCGAAGCTGACTGTTAGTCCCCCAATTTTCCCCATGTCCGAATCGTAATCGATCACGGCGCGAATTAATACATCTGGCCCCTACTGGGGCCTTTCTCATGCCAGGAGGCAGCATGCCGAACGTGCCAGTGACCGGCAACGTCACGGAGATCAGCGGTGATCACCTTGCCGGGATGAACCCGGAAATCCACTTCAAGCTGAACTCGCCACAGGCCAAGGCAGGGAAGATATTCCCCACTCAGATACTGACTGTGGCCCCTGCCTCCAATGGTTCTTTCACGGCCAATCTGGAGTCCACCACGGACATGATGGACGACGCCTGGTACACCGTTTCGATCCAGTGGCTGGACGCCGGCGGGAACTACGTGAAGGCGGACTTCCCTGACTGGCAGCTCCAAGTGCCCACCACGGGTGGTTCGTTCACGAACCTGTTTGGCAAGCCTCCGAAGAACACGCGCATGGTCTACGTGTCCCTGACACCTCCAGACAACCCGCGTCCTTTCGCCCTGTGGCTGAAAGCCAATCCAGCCAATGACGACGACCCTGCGAACACGTGGGTCCTTAGTGAATGGGTGAACGTCTGATGACATTCCAATGGGTATTTCTTGCGGAGCTGAAGGGCGAGAAGGGTGATCTGGGGACGTGGCTGCAAGGCCTGCTTCCGGACAACACGGACCTGAATAACGTCACGCTGACGACGCACACCGGGCTTTGGTACATCGCGAACACGGCGTCTGTGCTAACGATGACGAACCTGCCCCCGGGCGTGGTCACGGGCCCGGGCACTCTGGTTGTTGAGCGCGGCCCTGCCAGCTACGGGTACACCACCCAGACATACACCGTTATGGGTACTGGTCCGCAGCGGTGGTGGCGGCAGATGCTCACCGGTTCCACGTGGTCTGCGTGGAAGCGCCTGGATAACGGGGCGACGGTCTTGGCGGACGGCACGGACCTGAACACCCTCACTGGGTACAACGGCGCCGGGCAGTACTACATCCCGAACGAGGCGACCGCAGCCACGCTGGTGAACAAACCAGCCGGTGCCGCGAACCGGGCCTCCTATCTTGTGGTCAGGTCCGGAAACGCTTCGGGGTCCTCGTACACGGAACAGGTGTACACGGTCCTGCAGACCACTCCGTCCCGGTGGTGGAGGACGCTCATCTCCGCCGGCGTCTGGTCCGAGTGGGAACGCATCGACGGGGCCGGGTACTTTGTCCTGGACTCCGGGCATTACGGCACCCCGAACGCGTACCTGATTGACGAGTTCAACGCCCGCCACCCCATGGTCTCCACCGGCAACAAGGGCGTCGTAACTATCCGACTTGATCATGGGCTGACCGTCATCAAGACAACGATCATGCCCATGCTGAACTCAGGCGGCCGCAACTGGAAATGCCTGATCGCGATGAACTCCCGCAACTGGGCTAAGGCGGAGAACTCCGGCGCGTCGATGGCGGACGCTACGGCGTGGATTGATGCGGGCCACGAGTTCGCGAACCACACCGCGGACGGGAACGCCACCGGCACCCACAAGGATCTCGACACCAAGGCCGCGATCTGGGACGGGATCGTGGTGGGAAAGCAGGAGCTCGAAGCGCAGCTCGGCCGGCCTGTGGAGCACTTCATCATGCCCGGCACAACCAACGGCATGGGTGGCCTTTCAACCGGGGCCAGCATAAGCGCTTTCTCCAGCACCTACGCGGGCTCGCTGATCATGGCCTTCCACGCTGTGTTCTCAGGGTCCATCCCGAACACACGATTCCGGGCACTGGATGGCCGAATCAAGCAGGGCGCACAGCACTACACCATCGAGGACCAGACGGTCACGGCCATCAAGGGTCAGATCGACATTGCCGCGTCCACGAAGACGGCGTTGCAGCTCATGCTCCACCCGCGCAACCTCGATCAGCCCGGGTACCTCACGACGGCGAACCTCACTGAGATTTTCGCGTACCTCGACACCAAAATTGCGGCCGGCCAGCTTGTCGTGCTGGGCGCGAGCGACACCCACCGGGCAACTCTGGAGCCTGTCGGGGCAGCCCTAGTGCGCTAACCCACCACAACCCACACATCTTCGGGGCGGATCCATAACGGGTCCGCCCCACGCATTTAAGGAGGCCATCCGTGGCTGTTGCAGGAATTCCGGGCCTCATCCGGTGGGTGCCCAATATGGCTTACAAGGCCGGGGAGCGTGTGGCCGCCCCAAACGGCGACATCGTAACGGCCAAAGTGGACTTCACGGCAGGCGCAAGCTACAACGCTGCTGACTGGAACGCTTCCACCCAGGACGCCCGCCTTGGCGCCGTTGAGGGCAGCACAGTGCAAGCTCTCCCCCGTTGGAAGGCCAACACTGTCTACACTGCCGGTCAACTGGTGGTTTCGCCGGCCGGTGACATCGTTTCCGCTAAGGTCACGTTCACTTCCGCTGCAGCTTATGACGCGGCGAACTGGAACCTGGTCAACAGTGCCCTCAAAAAGGCCGGTGTGCTGGCAGATGGTACGGACATCAACACTCTCCGGGCCCCGGGCATCTACACGGTGGCGTCCTCCGCTTCCGCGGCCACGATGGTGAACCTCCCGTTTGCTGTACCGTGTGAGATTTGGGTGAGCAAGAACGACGCGGCCACCCTGACTACGCAGCGCACTGTGGGTATCCCGCTGTCCAACGGCAACTTTGAGCTGTGGACCCGCACCACCCGTTCCGCTTCGACGTGGGACACCTCGTGGCGGTCAGACCGCCAGTTCCAAGGCATCCTCGCTGACGGCACAAACCTGAACACTCTCCGGGTACCGGGGACGTACATCATCTCCACCGCGACGTCCGCGGCGACGATGACGGGCATGCCGACGATCAGCGGCACAGCGGTCAACAACACCGCCGTACTGGAAGTCACCACCGCCACCAACTCCAGCGCAGGCCAACAGCGGATTGAGATCTACGAATCCGATGGGGTCTACAAGAAGTTCAGCCGCATCACCCGGTCCGCGTCCTCGTGGCCCACCTGGCAGAACGACACCCCCACGCCGGCGGCTCCGGTAGTTACGGACCTGCTGCCTAATGCTGGCACGCGTCATGCCATGATCCAGCAGTTGGCCTACGCCCGCCGCGGGGCACTCGGTGTGCTTGATAAGGCAGTGGTTTCCATCAGGATGGACCACTGGCTGAATGACACATTCGCCAAGGTCCTTCCGCTGCTGGATAAGTACGACCTCTGCGCGAGCATCTGCCTCAACGTGGACAACATGGCCGACCCCCAGAACAACCTGATCACGTGGCCCCAGGTCACGGACATGGCGCTGCACAAGGGCGTTGAGATCTGGAACCACGGGTCAGACCACATCGACCACACCACACCGGAGACGATCGTTGACGCCATCGTGGGAGGCCAGTCCCGCCTACAGGCGGCTGTCGGTCCGAAGCTGGTTGTGGATGGCTGGATGTCCAACGGCTCGTCCTACTATGACAACTTCAACTTCGGGCGTGGATACAGCGCATGGTTGAACACCCTTGCCGCTAAGGCGATACAGAACAGCCACGCCTTCGCAGACGGCAAGAACACTGGCTTCCTCCAACCCCTTGATGGCCGTATCAAAATGGGGGGCTCGCACTACAGCGCAGAGGCTGGCGGTTCAGTCCCGACCATCGCCCGCATCGAAGAAGCCAAGAAGCACAAGCGCGGGATCACGATCTACTTCCATCCCGGCTCTATCGACACCGCTGGCGGGTTCGTCCTGTCGGACCTGGAGGCGCTATTCGCTTACCTTGCGGTGGAGCGCGACGCGGGACGGATCGAGGTGCTTACCGTTTCTGGAATGGGTGTTGCGGACGCTACCCATTCCCGTCGTGAGGACCTGCTGACAAACCGTCAGTTCGCTGACAGCGCGGCTAGCTGGACCGTAGGTTCTGGCTGGACGTTCCGCACTGAGGGCGGCAAGACCCTCGCGTCCGGTTCTGGGACTGCTGGATCTCTGCACCAAAACGTCAGCCTCGCGACCAACTTTGGTTGGGCTATGGGCGGAATGTGTGAGCTGGTTGTGCCTGTGAAGGCAACAGGCGGCGTTGAAGCCTCTATCCGATTGCAGGTGCACGACACCACTGATGACACCCAACTGAAGCGAGAGAAGGTTTTCACGCTTCCGGCCGATGGTTCAACCAAGTGGTGCCGGATCTTTGTCACGATGCCCGCCGAACTCAAAGGAGACGGTACCGGCTTTGTCACAACGTCGGTCCGGGCGACCTTCGCGGGTGTTTCTGGCGGGACGTTTGACCTAATGGACGAGCCGCATTTGCGGCCGGTTTAGGGAGGCCCCATTGATTGACGGAATCCCCGCATGGGTGGGCCTCTCCAGCCCCGTGGCGGCCACGCTGGCAGTGTTCTGGCTGGTCTTCACGGGGCGCTTGGTAACCCGGGCATCACACAACGACGTCGTGCAGGTCTACGAGAAAACACTCACCCGGACGGAAGCGGACCGGGACGGGTGGAAAGCCTCGTCCGAACGGAAGGGCGAAACCATCTCAGTGCTTGCCAACGCCAACGCCGAACTACTCGAAACGGCCCGCACCACAAAGCACGTCATGACCTCTCTGCAGGAAGCAGGTGGTACGTCGTGAAGTGGTTCAAACGAGCGCAGCCAAAAGCACCGAACCTGACCAGCCCGGATCCCGAACCGCTGGCGAGGGACCTTGCAGAGGCGGCACAGATGCACGTCATGGCCGAACGGCAAGCACACACCGCCTCCGTCGCCGCCAACGACCTCCGCCAAGTCAACCTCCGAAACGGTTTCGCGCCGGCCATAGAAGCATCCATCATCCGAAAGTTAGGAGGCGCCACGTGAAGAAGAAATGCATCTTGAAGGGTGTCATCTTCACCACCATTGGCCTCTCCATCCTCGCAGTCTATTGGCTGCTTGGCCTGCCAGGGCTGTACATCGGCTACGTGGCCGGTTCGTTCTGGGTAGCCCTGCCGATCATCTACTGGATCACGGCCCCGGACTGGTGGAAGACGCGGACCGGCCGGGCACTCATGATGCTGCTGGCGTCGTTGGCGTCCCTGTTCATCCTGATCATCACCAGCGGACTCTTCGGCGCTACACCACTGCGGGAGGTCTTCCGCCTCGTGATCTACAGCGCAGTTCTGGTGGCCGCCGTCCGGCTGGCCGTCCTCTTCTTCCAGCTCCGCCTGGACGCCGACTGGACAAACGATAAGGACAAGCGATGAAGCAGTTGATCACCCCGAATCCGAACATCAAGTGCTATCCGGGTTGGTGCTTGATGTACGTCCGTCAGGCGTTCGGACTGAATGGCCTCTACCCAAGCGCCACCGCCGGGTGGAACGCGGCCCGGTATAAGCACCGGGACCGCAACTTCCCCGCCGGCCGGTGGGTGCCGGTCTGGTTCCACCTCGGGGAGGAACCACTGGGCCACGTTGCCTTGATGGCCCCTGACGGGTCGGTGTTCTCCACGAGTGACCCCAGCAACACCCCGCACCACCACCCGAACCTTGACCACCTCCTGTCCTACTACAGGGCACTCCGCCCCACCTACCTCGGCTGGACGGAAGACATCGAAGGCGTGGCCGTAGTCAAGGCCGCTGATTCAATCAACCTCACAGGCTCCACCACATCAGAAGGAGACGCCGACATGGCCGCACTCGATTACATCCAGGACATCGCCTACGAAGGCTGGAAGGACAAGGACGGTAAGCAGCATCCCGGCTTCATGCTGGTCATCGAAGAGAACCAGCGCCGCCTGGACGGGCTCACCCAGTTGATCCTCCCGGGCGTGAGTGGCGAACGCAACGCCGGCCCCATCCCGCAGATGCTGGCGGACCTGCAGGGCGGCCAAGCTGCGATCCTCTCCGCGCTGGAGAACCTCGGCAAGGGCGAACCCGTGGACGTCGAAGCCATGAAGGAAGCGGCGCGAGCGGGCGCCGCGGAAGCACTGGCCGGGCTGGAAGCCATCGCCACCGTCACACTGAGCCAGGAAGGCTGACCCATGGCTGATCACGTTGCTGTCCCGTCGCAAGTCGCGAACCCGTGGCGGGCTGTTTGGCGGACGTTCTGGGAGGTGCTGGTCCCTGCCGTGCTGCTGGTTGTCACGGTGGGCCCAACCGTCCTGAACATCCTTGCTGAAGAGCTCGGCGCGGTCCTGCCTGCCGGGATCATCGCCTGGCTGCTGGGCGCGGCCGGTGTTCTCGCAGCTCTGGCGGGCGCGTTCGCACGCATCGCAGCGATCCCCCGGGTGAATGAGTTGCTCAAGGGGGTCAAGCTTGATGCCGGCGCACCCGTAGCGCCTAAGGCTGTCACTGGTCATATCACCATCGAAAACGGCGGCCTGACTGTAACCGGTGAGACCAAGCTTGATGCCGAGCCGTCGTCTGGAAACCTGTACATCGACAGCAACGGCATCGTCCGCCGCAAGGAGTAACGCGAAGACCCCCACCCTTTACCGGGTGGGGGTCTTTTTGTCGTTGGCGGGCATCACTGCCCGGAGATCGTTTCCGACCGCTTCCCAATCAGAAGGGCGTTCGCGCTTCAACCTCCGCTTCATGAGGCTTCCAGTGGTCCGGCCGGAGAGATCCATCATCGCCAGGAACCCGGAGACCTTACTCTCAAACTCTGTCGCCGCGTGGTCATAGCGTTGCGGCATCAGCCCTCCAGCCGTTCCAGCAGGTCCTTGTGCTTCTCCGCGAGTCCACGGACCAACGCCAGCGCGTCCTCCTGGTGGACGTAGCGTCTGCCTTCTTTGAGGTAGTGTCTCGCGTTGTTGAAGTTGAGGTCTCGCGGGTGGACCATCGGGGTTTGTGCCTGAGCCATCAACTTTTCGTAGTGCTGACGTCTCTCGTCCTCGGCCATCTGCCGTTTCCGTGGGTGGCACTCATCGAGGTGGTCTGAGGCCTCATCCTCGCAGACGTGGAACGCTCCGCCGAAGGTGCGGAAGTCGCAGAGCTGACACTCCAGCACGTACCAGTCATCCCGCACGCTGTCATGCTGTGGGACGGCTTCCATGTAGGGGAGAGTCGTGACGCTCATTGGCTAACTCCGTTCCCTTGGCACTCGGGGCAGTATGTTCGACGTCCTTTGGCGGGCCCTAGGAGTCCCTTTCCCTTGCACTTTGGGCAGGGAATGGCGATGAAAGTGTTCTGGCCAGATTCCACTTCATGCTTGTGCTTAGCTACCTGCACATCAAGAGGATCGCCGCCGTAATAGTTAGGGCGCCAACGGCAGCTACAGAACCACTCGCCGTTGTCAATTGGAATCCAGTAGTGATTCGGTTCTGCGATAAATGACTTCGCCACTACGCCCACTCCTTCCGATAATCAGGATGATCAGAGTAGACGGCGGCGAGGGCATAGAGGATGCTGTCCGCGCTGCCTTCGTCCTTGCCGCCCATCTCAGACGTTAGTGCGCTATCCAGCCACGCAACGTCGTCCGTCAGCTCGATGACACGTCGCTTTGCGGCGCACTCGGCAAGGACGCGGGCCGGGTTATTGCGGGCGATGTGATCGGCGTAGGAGGACGCGACTGTGGTGCCCACTGGAGCGAGGCGCAGGCCGAACACTTCCCGGAATGTATTGCCCCAGTAGGGGCCGGCGCGTGAGGGTGAATCTGCTGCGGCTTGGGCAGCGGCATCGTCTTCGGCTATGCGGGCAAGCAAGAACTCCACTATTGGCTTGGTTGAGTCTTCCAAGTCGCTCATTTCGCCCAGGCGCTCTCATAGTTGGGGTGGAAGCGGTAGATGCGGGCGAGGATCTTCAGGGTCCGCTCTCCCTCATCGGTTGGGTAGGTGTCGCACGCATCGAAGAGCGAGCGTTTGGCCTCACACTCGGCCATGGATCTGAAGGGGTTACCAACGAGTCCGCCTTGGAGTGCTTGCTCGTCGTCTTCTATGCGGCGCTCAACGAATCGGCGCAGGTCCTCGTAGTCCCGTTCGGTTCGGCCCCAAGCAACTGCCCTCTCCATGTCCTCATGGGCGGCCTGGATTTGCTCGTTGGTGTTCGTCAT